TCGTCTTCCTGCTCGGCATCACGCCTTCTGGCCTGAATGCCTCGAGTGAAGGCGAGATCCGCGCGTTCTACGACTTCATTCATGCCTATCAGATGAAATTCTTCACTGATCCCCTGAAGCGCGTGATCGATTTCATTCAGCTCAGTCGCTACGGCGAGATTGATCCCGAGATTACGTTCATCTATGAGCCCCTGTGGTCTTCGACCGAGAAGGAGCAGGCCGAGATTGACAAGACCCGTGCCGAGACCGATGACCTCCGCATCAACGATGGCGTCATCTCTCCCCTTGAGGCTCGTAAGCGTGTGGCTAACGCTCCTGATACGCCTTACGCTGGCCTTGACGTTACTGTTCTGCCTGTGCCGCCTGGTGGTGGAGGCGAAGAGGACCCGTTCGGCGGCGAAGACCCCAATGATCCCGACGGTGGTCCCGAGGATCCCAACGCACCGCCCGATGAAAATCCCGATCATCGTTCGGCGGGCGAGGACGAAGATATCCCGTTCGCTCAGGACTCTTCTTTTAAGGAAGGCGACCACCCCCGAGGTCAGCCCGAGAACAAGGGGCAGTTCGGCGCAGGCGGTGGTGGCGAGTCAGGCAGCAAGCCCAAGGTAGTCGCACACTACGGTTCCTATGCGGTCGAACACAACGGCGAGCACGTTAAGAACAAACTGGGCAATACCAAATACTTCAACTCGCCCGAAGCCGCGGAGAAATTCGCCAGCACGTATACGGGTGAGCCCGAGGCTCCGAAGGAAAAGAAGCCGAAAGAGAAGAAGCAGCCCGGCATGCCCATGCCGGCTCCGTCTGGTTTCAAGGAGATCGAGACCAACAAGGATTTCACCGATATCGTCAACGCTTCGTCCGAGCGTGGCAACATGACCGACGAAGACAAGCAGGTGTTGATGCATTACACGTCGCCTGCGTATGCGCCGTTGAACAAAGCGCTGCGTACCGGCAAGGAGCTGTCGCCAGACGCACAGGCGATAGTCGACAAGCTCGACAAGGCGATCAGCGACTCAGTCGTGCCTGTGGATCTCACGCTCTTTCGCGGTCTTCGCGGTAAGAAGGTGCGCGAGATGATGGACAACCTGTTGCCTGGCGATACGTTGACGGACAAGGGGTTCGTCTCGACATCACTCGGCAAGCACGTCGCGCAAGGCCAGAGCGAGTCCGGTCAACGCACGACGATGGTCATTCGTGCACCGAAAGGGTCGAACGCGGCATTCCCTGGCGAGCACAGCTACAACACGAAGGCCGACAACGAAGGCAACAAGATTGACGACGCGCTTGAGGCCATCCTGCCTCGCGGGTCGCAGTTCAAGTTCCTCGGCAAGAAAGGCGCGACCTACGAGTTCGAATACGTTCACAACAAGGGCGCGCAGGACGAAGGCTGGACCGAGTCGAAGCATCCGCGCGGTCAACCGGGCAACGCCGGCCAGTTCGGTCCCGGCGGTGGCGGCTCGTCGGGATCAGGCGCACTAGCCTTGGCCAAAAAGGTAACATCCATCGTTAATGCTAAGGCGGGTATTAGCGGAAAATATCGACAGAGCATCTCCAATCTTTTGAAAGATCCAGGTGTTTCTTCCGAGTCGAAGAACGCCCTAAAGAAAAAGCTCATCGAGTCTTACGAGGCCAAGGCAATTCAACTTCAGAACAAGAATGATCCGAAATGGAAAGCCGTTGCCGAGAAGGCCAAGAAATTGTGGGAGGCCCTCCCGCAGTCCGTTCCGATCAAGACTGCTTTGAAAGAGTCACCGGAAATTCTTCAGAAATTGGATACACCGACCGAGGCCAAGCCGTCGCCTGAAGAAATCAAGAAGGCGATGAAGGCGACGACTGTCCCGGGCAGCTCTCCCTCGGTTGCTGCGTTCAACAAGAAATGGGGCGGGTTCGCTCCCATCGATGAAGCCGACGCCACCCAAAAGATTAAAGACTACAAAAAGATGATCGAAGAAGGCAAGGTCGAAATAAAGGCCGAACAAGAAAAGGCCCAGGCAGCTCAAAAAGAAAAGGCCCAGAAAGAGGCCGAAGCCATGGCCGCGATGATGAACGATCCTGAAACCGTGAAGCATTATGAGGTGCTCAAGAAAATCACGGGCGGCCTTAGCCCCCAGCGTAAGAAAGACCTCGACTCGTTGATCACGAAGGCGGGTCTCGCCGATACGGGCTTCAATGCCGTAGACTGTGCGCTGGTTCAAGCGTACACCGGTAGTGATTACGGTCCGGTCAACAGACAACTTCGAGAAGGGTCCTTGACGAAGGAGCAATTCGGCTACGCCAAGTCATTGCAGAACGCACTGAAGAAATTGCCCGACTTCAAGGGCATCGTCAAACGTGGCACCAACTTGCCCGCTGACGTGTTCAAGCAATACAAGCCCGGCTTTGTTGTTCCCGAGCGCGCGTTCACGTCGACCGGTGAAGGTTACAAGTTCAGCGGCTCACACACTTACGAGATTGAGTCCGTATCCGGCAAGGACGTTCGCAAAATCTCATCGCAGGGTGAAGGCGAGCAGGAAGTCATCTTCCCGGCCGGATCGAATTTCGAAGTCATCAGTGTGACTGGTAAGCATATCAAGATGCGTCAGGTGGAGAACATCTAATGGCTAAGGAAGACGCAATCGGCATGGGTCCCGACGGAAAGATCGAACAGTACAAGAAGGGCGAGCCGATCCCGGCCAAACCTTTTCGTGTGATCGACGCCGAAGGCAACGTTCAAGAAATGAGTCTCGATGACGACGCTGACAGCGGCGCCGATGATCCGTTCCTCGATCTCGATGATAGCGACCTCGACCTCGAGGAAGATGAGGAGGAAGACGATGCCGTATGATCAGGTACTTCTGTTATCCGTCACCCTGGGTGCTGTCACCGCTATGCTGAGTGTGTTCCTGTGACTGAAAAGATCCTCCGATCTGTGTATCCCAACGTAGGCGTCGAGGAAGAATATCGTCGTCGGCTCGTGAAGCTGATTGAGTCGATGCACAAGTCGGTCATGTATTGGGTCGAGATCCGTTATCGCAACAACGAGCCTGTGATCGCACAGGACGCGAAGACGCCTGCTGTGCAGTTGCGTATGGTCATCGGTAAGTTGAGGAAACAGTGGCTCAAGCGGTTCAACGATGCGGCGTATGACCTCGCTGAGTACTTCGCGCAGGACGTGAGTGATCGATCTGACGCTCAGATGAAGAAGATCCTGAAGAACGCGGGCATCTCGGTCAAGTGGAAAATGACGCCTGCGCAGAAAGACATCATGAAGGCGACGGTCGAGGCCAACGTGTCTCTGATCAAATCCATTCCGCAGGAATATCTCAAGAGCGTTGAAGGCGACGTGATGCGCTCCATCCAAGTGGGACGTGATTTGGCGGATCTCGCGAAGAGTCTGCAGAAAAAGTATGGTGTCACAAAGCGCAAGGCCGCGCTGATATCGCGTGACCAGAACAACAAGGCGACCAGTGCCTTCCAACGCGCCCGACAAAAAGAGTTGGGCATCACGCAGGCTGTGTGGATGCACAGTCATGGAGGCAAGGAGCCCCGGCCGACGCACGTTGCGATGAACGGCAAGAAGTACAACATCGACGAGGGCATGTACGATGCCGATGAGAAGGCATACGTCTTTCCCGGTCAGTTGATTAACTGCCGTTGCACCTCCAAGTCCGTCATTCAGGGGTTCTCATGAGCGCTTCACCAGTGATTTCCCCGATGCTCGAGCAAGGCATCAACGCCAATGACTCGGATGGGGCTTACTACGTCATCAGTGGCGACTACGTTCAAGTCGTCATCGTCGGCGCAATGCATTTCACCCCGGGCGAGTACATGCGGGCGCTAAATGATTTGGTTGAGACGCACTTTGAGCTGCACACCTCGAGTTTCATGATGTGTGGTAACGAGAATGCCAAGAGAGTTCTTGATCGCGGCTTCGTAAGCTTAATCGGACGAAAGGAAAACTGATGTCCATTATGACCCTTATTATCATTGTCTTGATCATCCTGCTGCTAGGCGGTTTCAGCGGCATCGGCGGCGGTCCGTTCTACGGCACGGGCTATTACGGCGGAGGAGGCATCGGTCTTGTCCTCATCATACTGCTGATCCTCGTACTACTGGGACGCGTCTGATGAACCTTTCATCTCTCGTCGGCCCGGTCGATGTCTACGCAGCAACAGTCCTCGTCGCATTTTGCGTTGGCTGTGCAGTCGTCATTACTGTGGCACTTGTACGTCCGCCGCGCATCAAACTCGATCACGACTTCAGGCTCGCTGAGTTGACCGAGAAGCACAAGCACGAGCAGCAGACGCAGAGCAACGACATTGTGCGCGAGCGAGACCTGGCGAAGATCGCGTCGTCACGCGAGGTTGAGTTCAAGCGCATCGATAGCGGCATGATTGACCTCAAGGTCAGTCGTTCCGGTGGCGATGGGGAAGGCTAACATGAACGCTGCCGGCATCACCATTACTACACCTGACGGTTTGGCGTTATTCCTGAAGCGTGGCCCCGACAGTGATCATGCTGGGACGTGGGCCTGGCCTGGTGGCGGAATTGAAGATGGCGAGACGGCGGAAGAAGCGGCGCGACGTGAAGCGCTCGAAGAAATTGGCTACACGCCGGAAGGGGAGTTGTCAGAGCTCGATCACAAAGAGAATGAGCAGGGAGCTTTCACGACTTTTCATCACGGAGTCTCCGAGCACTTTCTGCCTAAACTTAATAGTGAGCACACAGCATATGCGTGGGCGCCGTTGACTGAGCCCCCGTCCCCGCTGCATCCGGGCGTTGCCGACACCATTGATAAGATCCGTCAAGCCGATCTCGCGACCGACGAGTTCAATGAGGGTGATCATCCGCGCGCAGACAACGGTCAGTTCGGCTCAGGCGGTGGCAGCAAGATCGACATCAAGTCGATGAAGAAATCGGGCGGCAAGCTCGGCTCGAACGAAGGCGGCGTCTACACAGACGATGGCGGCAAGAAATACTACGTCAAGAAACCGTCGAGCAAGGACCATGTCAAGAATGAGAAGACCGCAGCCAAGCTCTATCAGCTCGCCGGTGTCAATACATTGCCCTACGTCGATGCGGGACCCGATCATGTCGCGACCGAGTGGCAGAAACTTGACAAGAACAACGTCGCTGACCTCACTCCTGCTGAACGAAAGGAAGCAGCGAAGGACTTTGCTGTGCACGCCTGGCTTTCTAATTGGGATGCAGCGGGACTTGGTGGCGATAACCAGGGATACCACAATGGCAAACCCACCACACTTGATGTGGGAGGCAGTCTTCGCTACCGAGCGCAGGGTGGTCCTAAGGGAGCGGCATTCGGCGACAAGGTAACCGAGATGCAGACGCTACGTGACAAGAAGATGAACCCCGATGCTGCCGGGTTGTTCGCCTCGATGTCAGACGCAGACGTTAAGGCGTCTGTGCAACGTGTCGCCGACATATCGAACGATAAGATCCGCGAAGCAACAGACGGCGATAGGGAGCTCGCAGACCGGCTCATCGCACGCAAAGGCGATATGATGAAGCAAGTTGGCCTATCACCGACCACGGCGAAGGACAGCTACGCCTTTGATCGTGCCTCGGTTCGTCGATTAGACGCTGATGGTCGTCTGCACGTCGAGACGTCGAACATCTCGAAGGCGAACGTCTGTCCCTATCTCGGTCGAGAGATCCCGAATTACATCGAACTCGGTCTTGACGCCGACAAGGTCTATAAGCTGTACCGGGATCCCGAGGAACTCGAGCGTGCAGCGCCCACATTCAATAACCTCCCCGTGCTGAGCAAGCACGTCGAGGTCAATGCCTCGGATCATCGCCCCGAACTGCTTGTCGGCACGACGGGATCCGAAGCGGCTTTCGATCATCCGTATCTTCGCAACTCATTGGCGGTGTGGACTCAAGACGCCATCGATGATGTTGAGTCGAGGCGGAAGAAGGAACTGTCAAGTGCGTATCGCTACCGCGCTGACATGAAGCCTGGTACCTCGCCGGAAGGTGAGGCCTACGATGGTGTCATGCGTGACATTATCGGAAACCACGTAGCGTTGGTTGAAGAAGGCAGAGCCGGTCCCGATGTCGTGGTCGGCGATAGCAAAGAGGAACTAAACAATATGAAGGTCTCCCAGAAAGCGATGATGGCGCGCGGTGCAATTGCCGCATTCCTCATCCCTCGACTGGCGGCCGATGCCAAGATGCCGTCACTGACGTCCATCTTGCTCGGCGTCAACGCGAAGAACTTCTCAGAACGAAAGTCTGGGATCACTGCCGCCATCGATAAGGCCGTCAAGGGCGTTCTCGCCAAGGACGCGTCGACCGAGGGCTTGGTGGCCTTGCTCAACGGACTTGAGAAGGCACCGGTCACCGATGAAGGCGATCCGCTCGATGACGTGGAGCTCGCTGCTCCGCCCAGCGACAAGGACGCTGACGGTAATCCCGAGGTCGAACTCAAAGACCCCGGTGTCGAGGCACTTCAGCCGCCCAGTCCGATGGACGCGGTCAAGGAATTTCTCGCGGGCAAGCTGTCCCCCGAGGACATGGCCGAAGTCGAGAAGTTGTGTGCCAGCGGTGCGACAGACGAACCGCCGGAATTCGAAGGAATGCCCAAGCCGGGCGGAGAAATGGTCGGCGATGCCGATCCGGAGAAGAAGGATGAAGAAATGAAATTCGATAAGCCCGCGATGGACGCGGCAATCGCCAAGGCACAGCGCGATGCCATTGCCCAGGCCAACAAGACCCAGCGTGATATTCGCGATGCCGAGCGCGCAGTGCGCCCGTACATCGGCGAAGTCACGAAGGCGTTTGACTCGGCTTCAGATGTCTACAAGTCGACGCTCGAAGCGTTGAAGGTGGACGTCACCGGTGTCGATGCTTCGGCGTATCCCGCCATGCTCCGACTCATTCCCGTGCCCGGTGTCAAGGTCGCTCCGACCATGGACCTCGCACAGGACTCTGCAATCGCCGCCGACTTCGAGAAGCGTTATCCCAACGCCGCTCGTATCGGCAACGTGTAACCTGGAGGTAATTTCCAATGAATTTCCAAACCTTCGTTGGCACTCAGCCGGCTCCCGCAGTTGCGGGCGACTTCGCTAGTGCAAACCCCCGCTTCTCCGTTGACGCTGGTCCCGGTGGCCTCGTCGCTGGTGCTGCTGGTGTCTATGTTGGCCGTTTCGCCTGGTGGTCGTTCGCACAGATCGACTCCAACGATACGCCGGCTGTGGTCAACAACACGGGTACGGGTCCGGTCACCGGCTTCGTGCATCGTGAACAGCAGGGCCTGATCACCACGTTCCTCGCCGAGTCGTCGATGCTCATTCCCTCGGGCTTCGGCATGACTCTGATGTCCGGTGGTGACTTCTGGTGCGTCAATGACGGCGCCACGGAATGCCTCGTCGGCATGAAGGCCTACGCGAACTATGCGGATGGCAAGGTGACGTTCGCCGCCGCGAGCTCGCCCGGCACCGCGTCCGGTTCTGCCTCGTCGATTGCCGCGGCGACCAGTTCGTTCACCGCTTCCATCGCGGACAATCTGATGACGGTTGCTGCGGGTGGCATCACCGGCACGATCCGTCCGGGCACCACGATCAGCGGTTCCGGCATTGCGTCGGGCACCAAGATCGTGTCCCAGGTCAGCGGCACCGCAGGCGGCGCTGGCGTCTACACCGTGGATATTCCGGAGCAGACTGTCGCGTCGACCGCGGTCAGTGGCACCTACGGTATCCTCACTGTGGGCGGCACTGTCGCTGGCGTGTTCGGCGTGGGCAACACCCTGTCGGGCACCAACGTCGTCGCGGGCACCAAGATCACTCAGTTGATCTCGGGCACCGGTGGCGCTGGCACCTACGCAGTTGATAACAATACCGTTGTCAGCAGCACCGCGATCACCGCGGGTCTGCAAGTTGAAACCAAATGGGTCGCGATGTCCGCCGGTCTCGCCGGCGACCTCATCAAGATCTCCAGCCAGCCGCTCGGCTAAAGGGAGCACAATTAGATGAATTACGCAGAAGCCAAGGCGGCGTTTCATAACGACATCGCCCGCCTGGCCTCGGCAGGTATTATCCTGCCCGGGGTCGATAGTTACCTGCCCGCAGAGTTTAAGCGAAACTTCGGTCTCGCGATGGACGCTGCCGGCACGTTGACGACCACGCCCAACGCGGGGGTTCCCGCGATGCTGACCACCATGATCGATCCGACGATCATCGAAATCTTGTTCGCCCCCAACAAGGCGGCCGAGATCATCGGTGAAAATCAGAAGGGATCCTGGCTCGACGATACGATCATGTTCCCGGTCGTCGAACACACCGGCGAAGTGTCGTCGTACGGCGACTTCTCCGAGAACGGTCACTCGGGCGCCAACACCAACTGGCCGAACCGCCAGTCGTATCTGTTCCAGGTGGTGAAGGAGTACGGCGAGCGTGAGCTCGAGCGTGCTGGTCTTGCGAAACTCAACTGGGTTAGCGAGATCGACAAGGCGGCAGCCACTGTGCTCAACAAGTTCCAGAACCTCACCTACTTCTTCGGTGTCGCTGGTCTGTTGAACTACGGTCTGCTCAATGACCCGAACCTGCCGGCCTCGATCACTCCCGGCACCAAGGCAACGAACACTCCGTTCTGGATCAACGCCCAGGGCGCTGTGACTGCCACAGCCAACGAGATCTACGCTGACATTCAGTCGATCTTCGCGAACCTGGTGCAGCACTCGGGTGGTCTCATCGAGGCGTCGGACAAGCTCGTGCTTGCGATGTCGCCTCCTGTCTCGGTCGCTCTGACCGCGACGAACTCCTTCAACGTCAATGTCTACGATCTGTTGAAGAAGAACTTCCCGAACATCCGCTTCGAAACGGCTGTTCAGTACGGGCAGCTGTCGGCGACCAACCCCCAGGGTATCGCTGCCGGCAATCTGGTACAGATGATCTGTGAGAGCGTGGAAGGCCAGGATACCGGCTTCGCTGCGTACAACGAGAAGATGCGTGCTCACGCGATTGTCAAGGCGATGTCTTCCTTCAAACAGAAGGTGTCCGCTGGTACGTGGGGAACGGTGATCCGCCAACCGTTCGCTATCGCGTCGATGCTCGGCGTCTAAGGAAATCGGATCATGTCGGAATTCACTTCAGTCAATTGCAAGATACCGAACGGCGTTGTCCTTCGTACCTTCGAGAAATCAGAAGGACCATTCGGCGTCATCAGCTACCTTCCCAAGGAGTCGGTGACGCTCAACGGCGGGGTAAACAAGGTCGACCGGAAATTCTTCGCAGCTTGGCTGAAGTCGAATTCCGACCTTGATATCGTCAAGAACAACTTCATCGAGGAGATTTGAAAGATGGCTACCGCTGCTGAACGTCGCGCTGCTCGCGCAAAGCTCAAGAACAACGCCACAGCTGACGAGGCTGTGCCGCTCACCACCCTTGCGACCGAAGATGCGGCTCCCGCACCGAAGCGCTCGCGCGATGTCGTGACTGTGGGATGCAAAATCCCCAACGGACTGACGCTCAAGCTCTACGTCCTCGAGGACGGCTTCGAGCCCGTGTTCGGTGGAGGCTCGCGTCCAGTCAAGATCGCGCGTCAGGTGGGTGACCCCATCCAGATCAACGGCTCGGCTCGTGCGCCCGGCAGTGACCCAGACGCCAAGCGCGTCATCGGTGGTTACGGCCTGACGAACAACGTTCCGAAGGAAGCATTCGAGCAATGGATGCGTGACAACAAGGACCTGACGATGGTTCGCAACGGCCTCATCTTCGCGCATGAGAGTCCGGACCGTGTCGCCGATCAGGCGAAGGATCACCGAGCCGTCCGATCAGGTCTCGAGGCGTTGAACACCGACGGCCGCAAGGCTGACGGTTCTTACATTGATCCGCGTATGCCGCGCAATGTCAAGAAGTTCAAGGCCGACGACGACTCGACCGATATCAGCGGCTCCGGCTTCAAGGCGGCGTAACGAACATGGGCGTCATTGTATCATTCGACTACAATCTCTGGGCAACTCGATACCCGGAGTTTGCTACGGCCTGTGGTCCCTCTGGCGCCCCGTTCATCTCTCCGGCGTTGGCGCAGCTGTACTTCGACGAAGCGACGATGTATCAGGCTAACAACGGTGCGGGCCCGGTGTGTGACTCAGCAACGCAGCTCAGGTTGCTGAACATGCTCACCGCGCATATTGCCGCATTGAACATGTCCGGGTCTTCGCCGCTCGTCGGACGTATCAGCAACGCCAGTGAAGGCAGTGTGTCTGTGGGATCAGACAATCAGTACCCGCCGGGCACGCCCCAGTGGTATCAACAGACGAAGTACGGCGCCGCCTGGTGGGCGGCGACCGCACAGTATCGCACGATGCGTTACACGCCTGGTCCCGTGATGGGCGTTCCCGCAAATCAGGCGGGATGGTATAACCCGAGCAGACGCTTTCGATGAAGGTCAGTGGTGGCGATAAACTCGAGAAGGCGCTTGCCGAGCTTGCGTCGAAATTGCAGGACGGCAAGACGTTGAGTGTCGGCTTTCTCGAGAACGCCACGTATCCCGATGGTACATCTGTCGCCTTCGTCGCTGCAATGAACGAATTCGGTACGAGCAGGATGCCGCCGCGCCCGTTCTTTCGTAACATGATCCAAGACAAGTCACCTGAGTGGCCTTCAGCGATTGCGGGACTACTCAAGTCGACCGACATGGATGTAGACAAGACGTTGATGCTTGCCGGTGAAGCAATCAAGGGTCAGCTTCAGCAATCGATCAACACGCTGACATCTCCTCCTCTTGCGGAGTCTACGATTGATCGCAAGGGTCACAGCAAGCCACTGATCGATACGTCGGTCATGGTCAATTCCGTCGACTACGTAGTCAAAAAGTAACCTCAGAGGTCATCATGAAAAAGCTATCACTTGCTCTCGCCTTTCTTATCTCGCTCATCGCTGTTCCCGTGCTCGGGGCCGGCATCACCAACCTGTGGACGACCAATAACGGCGGCCTCAACTTCCCGATCACGCCGAACTCCATTGACAGCATGGTCGTTGGTGGCGGTACGCCCGCGGCTGGCACGTTCACCACGCTTCGCTTCAACACCTCGCTCGTATCAGGCGGAGGCCTTCCGACGATTGTTGCGAGTGACTGTGGCACCGGTGCTAACGGTGCTGTCGTCGCAGGCTCGACGAACCAGTCGGGCTCGATCACCATCGGCGCGACAGCGACCACGACTTGCAAGATCACGTTCTCCGCTGCCCTCGCGGCCGCACCGAAGGCTTGTTCCATCACACCGATGAACACGGCTGCTGCTACGACGGCCACCACGCTCGCTCGTGTCGGTGCGCCCACGACGACTGACTTCACCATTACGGGGTCCGCGTTGGCCAGTGCGAACTATAACTTCATCTGTCTCTAAGGAGTCAGCAATGAAACGTTTTCTCCTTGCCGTCCTTGCCCTCTTCTGGGCATCGACGGCTTTTGCTCAGACGGTATATTCGCCTGACGCCTTTGGTGCCCCTTCCGTCACGATCAGCGCGAATGGCACCACCGCTGCTGTAGTCGCGACGATTGCAGCAGTCGCGGGAAAGACCGCATACCTGTGCGGTTTCTCCATTCGATCCAACGCGACTGCGGCGGTAACGGGTGACGCCACCGTAGCGGGTGTCAAGTCGGGCACGATGACGTTCAAGCAGTTCGTCGCTCCCGTCGCAAGCGGCATCGGTGTCCTCGAGCCCCCGCTCGGGTCTTGTATTCCCGCATCCGGTGCTAACATCGCCATCGTCATCACGTCGCTGGCTGCTGGTGCCGCGGGATTGACCTCGGTCAATGCATGGGGGTTCTATCAGTGAACCTCCACGGCATTGCTGCTCCCTACATTGGTGCGGTCAACCCGCTTGTTACGATCAGCATCCAGCGTTCAACGGGTTACACCAAGAACGCTGCGTTCGAGCAGGTGCCGACTTACGCTACGGCCGTTGACGTTCTCGCCCAGGTACAGTCCCTTACCGCTGACGATCTTCGTCAAGTCGAGGGGCTGAATATCCAGGGCGAGAAACGCGCCGTCTACATCAACGGACGGGTTGACGGCATCATCCGCGAAGATCGCAAGGGCGGTGACCTCATCACCTGGAACGAAATCGTCTGGCTCAATGTTCACGTTCTCGAGTACTGGCCTGACTGGTGTAAGTTCGTTATCACAAGGCAGAACACGCCATGACTGAAATGACTGTGGCACCCCCGCGTAAATGGACTGTGATCAGCGCAGTCGTCATCAAGGCGGATGGTACACGACAAGACCGGGGCGTTATCTCGTTCGCCCATAAAAACCCCATCATCAACTTCATCGGCGCCCCGATTGCCCGCCTCAACGGCTGGTTCTGGGAACGCTACTACAGGAGGTTCAATTGAAGTTCAAACTCGATAGCTCCATCGTCGTGGAGGCACGTAGTCTCGAGGAGGCTATTCAGTCCTTCTCGTCGCACATCTCCACAGTCGCTCGTCAAGTCGGTAATGGTCGATCGATCACCGAGCTTGGCGCGAAGTTCTCCATTCAAGAAGTCGACGACAAGACTAAGGCCGTGGACCTAACCGTCCCGAACCTTGCGCCTGTTGAACCGACGCTTGATCCCGAGTCTCCCGCATACGCCGCTCTGCAAGATCAGAAGGCCGCGAGGAAACTCGAGGAAGAAGCCGCCGCTACTCGGACTGCCAACGCCGGCAAGACCGATGCAGAAGTTCTCGCCGAATTCTCCGCCAAGGAGCAAGGCACTACCGATAAGAAGGGAAATTGAGCCATGGTTGCTCGCGTTCAGAATAACGGTCTTGCTCGTATCACCGCAGCGCTGATTGCGTTGTCCTGGTGGCTGCAGTGGGGCACGGGTACCGGTGCTGCCGCATCGGCCAACGTCGTCACCACAACCTCGACGACGGAAGCTCGCTCATCGGCGACTGCCACGCAGCAGACGACCACCGTTACCAGTGACACCATGCGACTCGTCGCGACGATCACCGAACTATCGGCTGGTCCTGTGGCGATTACCGAAGTCGGCGCATTCGATGCTGTGGGAACGGGTTCACCCCCGACCGGCGGCAACATGGACATCTATGGCGACTTCTCGGCCATCAACGTGTCCAGCGGTGACTCGATCCAGTTCACCATCAATACCAAATTCACTTGATCGGATAAAGACAATGGCGACACAGTGGCGACCAGATACTTGTTCCTGCGTTCTGGAGTACAACGACAATCTGCAATTTGTCGCCACTGTGTCGGTTTGTTCAAAACATGCCGCGCTTGCTAGGTCGTCAGCACACTTTGACGAAGTACTGAAGCACAATCGTCGGAAGAACGAGGTGGTCAGCTCATTAGTGAAAAACGGTGTTGATGCCGACAAGATTGCGGTTGGCTATAGCCCGAACGCCCCAGTCGATAATGACCCGGTATTAGTATTTGCCGAGGATCCCGCCATAGAAGCAAAGGTCAGTCTAGTGTTTGCCGAAATGCCGATCAAAGGGAACGAAGTACGCCCCGTGCTAAAAACCTTTGTGGACTTGGCGACTGAAAAAGTTCTGCAAGAAACAGTGCCCCTCGATGGTAAGAAAGACGGACTATAAAAATGGGTTCCGCCTGCTTTATGGGATCGGGTCGTAACTCAACGATCACGCTTGGTCAGTTCCAAGCCCCCATCGGCATTCTGACGAATAACAACCCGACAGAAGCGCAGGCTCTCATCACGGTGCGAGCTGCGGCTGTCGTGGACTACATGGCTAGTTCGGTCGACGCGAACGGCACGTCTCGCGTCACGATGTTCCGGAAGAACAACGCCGATACCACAGTGTCACCGGCCATCACGAACAGCACAGCGGGGGTCTATTATGACTCAGCACATAGCGTTAGTCTTGCGGTCAACGATACCTTCGATTACAATCTGAGAGGCACGGCCCCGGCCTTCATCCCGTACACGGTGATGATTAAGTATCGAAACACGGGACCAGCCTCCGGCAGTTTCTACGGATATGGCAACACCTCGTTTGTGTCGGGCACGGTACGGTACATGTGTATCGGCAACGGCGGCGCATCCGTTGGTGTCGAGTCTCAAGCCGCGATCACGATGCGGACTGGCGGCACCGTGTCATATGGCACTGCTGTGGTGACGGCCGGTGCGGGCGCGGCGATGACCATCATTTCCCGCAAGAATGGCGCGAACGGGAACATCTCGATCTCGGTCGGCTCTGGCCTGACCGGCCAGTTTGTTGACACCACCCACACCGACAGCTTTTCGGCTGGCGATACCTACAATTTCCAGAACACCTGCGCGACCTTCGGAACTGTTCGCTGGCAGGGCAACTGCTATATTGAATTCACCGGCACCGATGTCGAACTACCGACGGTCAGTGCGGACTGGACGTTCAATGCCAGCGCGCAATATTGCCCCCTCGTCGCGGGTAACGTCTCGCTGGTCACCACCGAAAGCTTAGTCGCCGTCAAACTCGGTATCGCGGGCACACTGAGTCGAATGCGTTTCGTCGTGGCGGCGAACGCTCAGACGGGAACCGGGGTCGTGGTGCTACGGAAGAACAACGCGACGGCCAATTCGACGGTATCGATTGGTGCTGGCACTACCGGACAATTCGAAGATACGACCAACACTGACTCGTTTGTGGCGACTGATACGCTCAACTTCATGTTCACCGGCGGAACGGCCAACACGATGAATGGTGGCGGTGGGCTGTTCCTGCTGTCGCGTATCGCCAATGCCCAACCAGTTAGTCCCGTTTGCACGTCATCTGTGGTGATGACTAAGGCTGTCGCAAAAGGTATCGCCGCGACCTGCGTCTCGGCTATGACCATGCTTCGTAGGACCGCCAAGAACATCGCCCTGACCTGTGCATCGACGGTCACGGTGGCTAGGGCCAAGAAAACCTTGCAGAGTGTCGCCGCGACCTGTGCCAGCACTGTCACAATGCTTCGTCAGACAGGAAAGCGAGTTGCAATAACATGTGCCTCAGCCGTTACAATGATAAAAGCGATCACTAAAACAATCGCTTTGACTTGTGTCAGCACGGTTACGGTCATCAAGCAACTCGCCAGATCAATCTCCGTTACCTGTGTCTCGACCGTTTCGATGTTAAAGCAGACGGGTAAACTGATCGTCATAACTTGCGCCTCAACAGTCTCCATCACAAAACTTCGAACGATTTCTCAGTTTATCGCAGTGACCTGTGCCTCGCTGGTTACGATGACGAAGCGAGTTGGCAAGACAATCGCGATAACCTGTGTTAGCGCTGTGACGAAGATTAATCAAATATCCAAATCGATTGCGACGACTTGTGCGTCTGTTGTGACCGTGACTAAGAGTAATATTCGATCCATTGCTGTGATCTGTGTGTCCGTCGTAACAATGACCCGACAAACACTCAAGCGGATCGCTATTACCTGCGCTAGTTCGGTGACGGTTGCCAGTATGCGGGTTGGTCTTGTTACAATTACAATTACCTGCGCCAGCGCCGTCACTAAACAATTGAGGACGAATAAGCTGATCAATTTGATTGCCGTCACCTCGGTCACCGTGACGCGGTCAATGTTTCGGATAATTCTTGTCTCGGTCTCAACAACAGTCCTTCTAACTAAAAACATCGTCAAGGCCATCGCGGCAGTGTGTACGAGCGCTGTGACCGTATTAAAGGCAAGGATTACCTCAATCTCGGTGTCTTGTGCTAGCGCTGTGACGCAAAGTCGAGTAACAGGTAAATTGGTGGATCTGTCATCCGCTACTTCGGTTACGATGTCTCGATTACTCGGAATAACCATTGATGTCCTTGCCACCGCCTCAGTGACCGTCAACATGTTCATCAACAAATTCTTATCCATTATCTCGGCAACGTCAGTGCACATCACCTTTCAAGCTGAGCTAATTTTTCAGACGATCAACGTTACCTGTACTGCTGCCGTAAATGTAAGCAAGAAAATTTTTCAACGGATCAATGTTTACTGTGAGGTGCAAGTGATACGAGTAGGTAAGACAATCTCGAAGACAGTAAACGCTCTGTCGGTGGCTGTCGTTACGATTGTTCAACGATACTTCCTGCCGGTGATCAGGACGCCCATCTTTGGTAGGGCAAATTCACCGATGATAGCCCTGGGCGAAGATCGTATCGCACGGATTGGTGGTCGATCATCGACCGTTCAAATTGACGGCAAAGCGGAGCCGGAGGAATAGATGTCGGCAGAAGCAAATGTTTGTTGGAAGGTTGGCGAAACGTGGCGCATCGATGCGACGATGCACGACAGCCTGAATGCCCCCTTGGACTTAACCGGAGCCACCGTTTTCTGGCGACTGACAAATAGTAGAGGCGTTATTCTCCAAACGTTGTCCATTGGCAGCGGTATCGTGCTCGTGAACGGAGGTATTGATGGTGAATGCATCATTACGACGACGCCAGCAATGCAGTCATCAATGGGCATTGTACCGGGAGTCTACCCGCATGAAGCTCAGGTGATTTTGCCCGATGGCACCTACACTGATCAATTCGCCGGTTTTATTCAAGCCTCGTCTTCGCTGTTCCCGCTGCCATGATTTACACAGTCACACCAAATCAGTCGGACATCCAGGAAGCGTTGGGATCCTTCATCACGGAGGTTCTTAACGAGACGGATGTCATCGCCGGTCAGGTCAATCGCACGCCTGAGCCCAACACCGCGAACTTCGTAGTCATGTGGGCGATCAATCGCGTGCGCCTCGAGACCAACGTCGATAGCAGCGAAGATACGTTGTTCACCGCTTCGATCAACGCTAATCAGATGACTGTGTCAGCTGTGCAATACGGGACCATCCTACCGGGCCTCATGTTGTTCGGCACAGGTGTCGCCAATGACACGACTGTGGACTCTCAGCTGTCGGGGTCACCCGGCGGCATTGGCGTTTACACAGTGTCGCCAGTTCAAGTGCTTGCTTCCATGGCAATGGCAGCGGGCTATATCCAAGCACTGCAACCGACCGAGGTCGTTATGCAAGTGGATGTTCATGGTCCCAACAGCGCGGACAATGTGCAAATCATCTCGACGCTGTTTCGTGACGCCTACGGAGTGATGAAATTCAATGAGATAAACGCGAACATCACTCCGCTCTTCACTTCCGATCCTCGCCAAGTTCCTTTTATGAATGCGGAACAACAACTGGAAACGCGATGGATCATCGAAGCCCACTTGCAGGTCAATCAGCAAGTCCTTGTTCCGCAGCAATTCGCCGACGTGGTCGAGATTGACTTGATCAACGTCGATGCTACTTACCCAGAGGTGTGAAACCATGAGCACTATTCCTGCCAGTGAAATCGTCAATGTTATTCCGGGAGTCCTCGATGCCGGCGGCGCCGCGCTCGACCTCAACGGACTGATGCTGACTACATCCATTCGTCCTCCCATCGGTTCGGTTCAACAGTTTCCCGACGCCGACTCGGTCAGCGATTACTTCGGCCCGTCCTCGGACGAAGCCTCGCTCGCCACTATCTACTTCGAGGGCTACAACAACGCGACTGCCTCCCCTGGCAATCTGTTGTTCGCCCAGTACCCCGAGGCTGCTGTCGCCGCATACCTTCGCAGCGGCAACGTCTCAGGATTGACCCTCGCGCAGCTTCAGGGCATCGCAGGTACGCTTGCTGTCGTAGTCGACGGGTATTCCCGGTCGAACGGCGCAGTCGACCTGTCAGGCGCTACAAGCTTCTCATCGGCTGCTGCGGCCATCGAGACGGCGCTCAATACCTCGCCTGCAACGATTGCCTCCTTCACCGGTGTCATTGCGACGACTACTCTGACTGTGACCGGTGCTACCGGCTCGCCTCTGGCTGTGGGTCAAACGATTGTCGGCGCCGGCGTCACTGCGGGCACCAAGATCATCGGCCTCGGCAGCGGCACTGGCGGCAACGGTACCTACATTCTGAACAACTCGCAGACTGTGGGTTCTGAGTCGATGACGACGACGGCAACGCCACTCGATGTTTCCTATGACTCCGTATCGGGTGCCTTCGTTGTCACCTCCGGTATCACGGGCACAGCTTCATCCGTTGCGTTCGCCACTGGCACGATCTCGACCGCACTCAAACTGACCTCAGCCGAAGGCGCTGTCTTGTCACAGGGTGCTGCCGCTGCGTCGCCCGCCGCATTCATGAATGCAATCGTCGCTCAGACCCAGAACTGGGCCACGTTCATGACGACGTTCGACCCCGACGTGAGCGGCAACACCAATCGTCTTGCTTTCTCGGCCTGGGCGTCGGCGTCTGGTGATCGTTATGCCTACGTCTGTTCGGATGATGACATCAACGCCACAACCACTGTGCCGGCGACGACGAGCTTGGGCTATCTGATTGCACAGGCTGACTACTCGGGCACGTTCCTCGTTTACGAGTCCGCCCATGACAAGGCCGCATTTGTGTGTGGCATTGCTGCATCCATCGACTTCGCGGCGACGAACGGTCGAACAACCTTCGCCTTCCGCTCACAATCGGGACTGACCGCGGACGTCACCGATGCATCGGTCGCGTCGAACCTGATCAGCAATGGCTACAACTTCTACGGAGCCTATGCGACGGCGAACCAACAGTTCGTGTTCCTGCAACCGGGTCAGGTGTCGGGACCGTTCAATTGGATGGACAGCTACATCAACGAGATCTGGCTCAACAGCTCGTTCCAGCTGTCGCTGATGAGTCTTCTGTCGAACATTCCGTCCATCCCCTACAACGCAGCTGGCAATGCGATGATCGAGTCCTCGCTGTCCGATCCGATCCAGGCGGGTCTCAACTTCGGCGCCATTCGCGCAGGTGTTGCTCCGTCGGCGGATCAAGCGATTGCCGTCAACGCGGCTGCCGGTGTTCGTATCTCGGGCGTTCTCGAAACGCGCGGGTGGTATCTTCAGGTGCTCACGCCTTCAGCCTCTGTGCGTCAAGCACGCGGCACGCCTATCTGTAACTTCTGGTATATGGATGGTGAGAGCATCCAGAAGATCACCTTGTCTTCCGTCAACCTGCAATAAGAGGTCTCAATGTCCGGTAATCTCACTGCTGCGAACTGCGTGTTCCAGCTCTTTATCCCCGACGTTTTCTTTACGCCGCAGCAGCTTCAGGGTTTCTCGGCGGATGACGTCTTCGATGTCGACTCACAAGAAGCTGTCCAGACTCAGATGGGTGTGGATGGTTTGCTGTCTGCCGGCTTCGTCTATGTCGAAACCAAACAGTCGATCACGTTGCAGGCGGACTCAGCGTCCAATGACGTGTTCGACGCCTGGCGTGCTGCCGAGAAGTCTGCGCTCAACGCGTTTCCCGCATCGGCTGTCGTCGTGTTCCCCTCGCTCAATCGCAAGTACGAAATGACGCGCGGGTTTCTCACTTCCTATCAGCCTCTTGCGAGTGCCGGCAAGATCCTGAAGCCCCGCAAGTTCGGCATCACCTGGAACCGTAGCGATGGAGCGCCCACCTAATGTCTGGTCGTAAGGAGTCTGACTTCACTGCCTCGTTCGGCCGCGATGCTGGCAAGAGGTATCTAATCACCGAAATGTCGGCGGAAAAGGCGTTCGATTGGGGTACGAAGGCACTCCTTGCGATGGCCAAATCGGGCGTTGATATTCCCGATGACATTAAACAACGGGGCATGGCGGGTGTCGCCGTTGTTATTGTCAAGGCGGTAGGCGGTCTCGAGTTCATGGCCGTCAGCTCATTGAAGCGCGAGTTGCTTGACTGTGTGAAGACGTACATCAGTGCGCCTTCCGCACAGACTCACGCTCGAAACGTCATCGATGGCGATATCGAAGAAGCGGTGACGATCTACCACCTGTGCATTGCTGTGATCGAGCTTCACCTGGGTTTTTCTATCGCCGAAGGCCTATCAAAGTTGACGAGCCGGACTCCGTCATCGGCGCAAGCTTAGTCCTCTACGCGAACATACCTCAGCCCATAGGCGTTGTTGTTGCTTCTCGTCTTGCTACACGACACGAACTCAACACCGTCTATGGCACTGAGGACTTGTACGACTTCCTGGAGATCCTTCAGGTCGACTCCCACAACCGACGAGTGATCGAACAAGCAAATGCCGACAGTACTCGATAGTCTCATCATTGAGATCGGTCTTGACCCAACGAAGTTCACGAAGGGTCAGAAGGAAGCGATCAAGTCGTTCAACGAGGCAGCCGAGGCCGCGAAGAAAGCGGCAGGCAGCATCGAAGCGTCTTCGTCAAGAAGCGCTGAATTTCTTGGGAAGCTGAATACGCAACTCATGGCATTCGGCGCGTTGGTCGCCGGAAGCAAAATAACTGGTGACATACTTCAGTTTGCCGCAAACGTTACCAAGCAAGACGCTGCAACAGGTCGTCTTGCTTACACACTCGAGACTGGTGTTCATGGTCTCGACAAGTGGCGTAATGCGGCGTATCTCGCAGGCGGCACATCTGAAGGTGTTACGGGGTTCATTCAAAATCTGACCAGTGAGTTCTCAAAGTTTGAGATCCATGGCCAATCCGAACTCGTTCCGTACTTCAAAGGTCTCGGTGTTGAGATCAGTGGTGCAGATAAAAAAATGCGGCCATTTGCCGACATCATGCGAGATGTGTCTAACGCCGTCAAGAAATTGGGCCCTGCGCAGGGGGCTGAGTGGCTTCGATCTATCGGCGCAGATCCTGGCTCAATCGCCTTGCTCATCAAGGGCGGTGACGAACTCGACCGTTACCTGAAGGCGGCTGAACAATTCTCGACAGTCACGCCTCAGAACGTCGAGAACGCCACTAAGCTTGACTACGCCTATCGTAGACTTACGTTGGCCTTGACGGGATTGGGTCGCGCGGCCGTCGAACTTTTGTCCACTCCGCTCATCGACATGTTCGATAGAACGACGCGTACGGCGCAAGAATTCAGTCGCGGAGAGTTCATTTCGAAAGACAGCCTTCTCGGCAGTTATCTGTATGGGACGAAGTTTCGTGGGTTCGGTACGCCCGACGCAAATAGTCCTGGCGGCGGTAGCGGCGCGTTCAAGTCACAAGGCGAGAAGGAAGCGTTCATTCGCGCCGAGGCGATCAAGCGCGGGATCAGCCCGGACATTGCCATGGGTGTGGCGAAGAGCGAAGGCTTCAGCGACTATGTCGGCGATAAGGGTACGTCCTTCGGGGCGTTCCAACTGCATTACAAAAACAACATCCCGGGCCTCAGCAACGGCGGTCTAGGCGACACATTCACTAAGCAGACGGGCAAGCATGCCTCAGACCCTTCAACCGAACGTGAGCAAATCCAGTTCGCACTCGACGAAGCCAAGAAATCAGGCTGGGGTGCATGGCATGGCTGGAAGGGCTCGCAGTGGGCGGGTATCGATAAGGGCGGCGGTGGTTCGAATTCGAATACCACTATCGGTCAGATCACTATCAACACGCAGGCTACTGATGCACAGGGCATCGCTGGGACGATCAAGCCGGCGATTGAGCGCTCGTCGCAGACCTATCAAGGTCAAGGAGGCGTGCAATGATCCCCGGCGTTCCCTCACTACCCATTAGCGTCACTCTGTTTGAGTCCATCCCGTTCTTGGTGTCAGATATCCTCAACTTTCTGACGGGCTTCGGCGCCGCACCCTGGGGCATTTATCAGGATGGTGTCCCCGTCGTCGAAGCCGACAACGTGGTGTCTGTGGACTACAAGCAGGATTGGTCAATCGCCGACTTTCAGATTGAGCAAGGCGGGTTCGCGACCTACGACAAAGTCGACACGCCATTCTCGTCGCGCGTTCGCTTCTCCTCAGGCGGCTCACAGGCCAATCGTCAGGCGTTGCTCGACAGCATCGCAGCAATCGCCGGCACTCTCGAGCTGTACGATGTCGTCACGCCTGAGCAGGTCTATCCAAGTGTCAATATCCAGGGCTATGACCTTCGACGTTCCGCTTCGAACGGCGTAGGCCTGATCACCATCGACGTTAAGCTGATTGAGGTACGCGTCACCGCGACTGCTGAATTTGCCAACACGAAGTCGCCTACCGCAGCCAGTCCGTCGAACAACGGCACTGTGCAAGGCATCAATCCCGAAACCGCGACGGGTAACAGCGGTTCACTGAAACGCATCGTCATTGATGGGAGCACCATTCGCTAATGGCCCTAGTTGTCCCCATTCGGCCTGTGCCCAATCAGACGTTGACTGTGCAGCTCGCCAATCAGAACTGTCAGCTCAACGTACGGCAATCGCTCTATGGACTGTTCATGGACGTCTATGTCAATGACACCCTGATCATTGGCGGCGTTCTTTGCGAGAACCTCAATCGCATCGTGAGGAACGCCTACCTCGGCTTCATCGGTGACTTCGTTTTCTACGACATCACCCAATTTGACGCGGATCCTGAATACGTCAATCTCGGTACACGTTACTTCCTCGTGTATCTCGAAGAAAGTGAGTTGCCGTCGTGAGTTTTGCCAAGCGCCGCATCGATCTGACATTTGCACTCGGTGAAGGAGACTTCGGCGAAGGGGGCAACAACTCAGTCAAGCTGTCCGGTCTGCGTGTTCTGTCGCAAATCATCAAGGCGGGTGGTCCTTCGATGGGGACTGCACAACTACAGGTCTACGGCATGGACCTCGACAAGATGAATAAGTTCTCGACGCTTGGTCAACGTCCGACGACGCAGCGTAAGAACACGATCACGGTCGAGGCCGGTGAAGAAGGCGCGATGGCAACTGTGTTCATCGGGAATATCACCAACGCCTGGTTCGATGGTGCCGGCGCGCCCAACGTTCCTTTCCAGGTGCTCGCGCACGTAGGCGGCTTCGATGCTGTCAATTCGATTGCACCGACGTCTTACAAAGGCACCGTTGATGTCGCCACCATCTTGTCGGGTCTCGCCAATAAGATGGGCAAGCCATTCGAGAACAACGGCGTGAACACTCAGCTGACCAACGTCTACTACACTGGCTCTGCGCGCGATCAAGCGCTCAAGGCTGTGCAGGAGGCGGGCATTCAGTGGAACGGACTCGACGACAACAAACTGGCGATCTGGCCGTCCGGTCAATCGCGTGGCGGATCAATCCCGGTCGTGTCGAAGAACACGGGCATGGAGGGCTACCCGACATTCACTTCGCAAGGCATTCAGGTGTCGTCGCTGTTCAATCGATCCATCAGCTTCGGCAGTAAAATCAAAGTCGAGAGCATCATCGAGGGCGCGAACGGCGAATGGGTCGTCTATGCGCTGAACTACAGTCTTGACGCTCAGATGCCGCGCGGTAAGTGGCACATGCACATGTCTGCGGCACGTCCCGGCTTCGCGGTGGTAGCATGAGCACCGAAACAGACGGCTCAGGTAAGGTTGGTCAACAAGGACTCAACTCGGATACGAGTGGGTTCAACATGATGGACTTCTTCATCCAGCAGGCGCTGGGTAAAGTCGGCACAGTTAAGTTGGTCAAGGTCATGGGAGTAGAGAATGCAGGAGAGCTCGCAGCAGTCGGCTTCGTCGATGTCAAAATCATGGTCAACTTGGTTGACGGCCTACTCGGCTCGGCCATGTCTCATGACACAGTATTCCAGCTCCCCTACTTTCGGCTTCAAGGCGGTCTCAACGCAATCATCATGGACCCCGTCGTGGGAGACATTGGCTTCGCGGTGATCTGTGATCGAGATATTAGCGCAGTCAAGAACACAAAGGACTATGCGCCGCCAGGATCCTTTCGACGTTTCAGCGTTTCCGACGGTCTCTACGTCGGTGGTGTGTTGAATGAGACGCCTAATCAGTACATCACCTTCACTTCAGATGGCATCAAAATCGCTGACAAGAACAGCAACGTCTGGGAAATGAAATCGGGCAAGATCGAGTTGACCACGACTGAGTTCAAGGTCAATGGGAGTATCAAAGCAACAGGAGAGGTCGTGGCCAAATCAGATACGACGAACATCCATCTCACCACCCACGTTCACACCGCCAACAACACACCGCCGACGGCTGGCTCATGAGTTCGCTCCTCCTCGACGCTGCCGAATGGGACCTCGTCGCTGACGCGTCGGGTAACATTGCTGTGGCAGACAACCCGTACGCACTCGCGCAAGAAGTGGCGAATGCCATTCGCACGTTCTTAGGCGAAGTGTGGTTCAACACATCACTCGGTCTCGACTACTTCGGTCTTGTACTCGGCAAGACGCCTTCATTGGCGCTGCTCAAGACTGCCCTAGTCGCCGCCGCTCTGAGCATCGAAGGCGTAGCATCCGCAAGGTGCTTCATTGCGTCCTTTAGAAATCGTGTCCTGGATGGCCAGGTTCAAATAGTCACAACTACTGGCGTCACCGTCGTAGTCCCCTTCTCTCAAGTGGTGATCCAATGACAAACGTACCGGCACCGACTTTCGGGGCAACCGGCTTCCTCGTCCCGACGGATGAAGAAATTTTGGCCGGCGTCCTCGCTGATATCAATGCGGCGTTCGGCGGCACGCTCAGCACTGACCTACGCACGCCTCAAGGACAGCTGGCGACTTCGATTGCCGCGTTGGTGTCGAACGCTGACGCGATGTTCCAGCTTTACACGCAGCTCGTTGACCCCGCCTACTCCTATGGACGAATGCAAGACGCTATCGCGCGCATCTATTTCTTGCAACGTCGAGGATCACAGGCAACGGTCGTTCAATGCGAATGCGTAGGCGCTGAGAACACTGTGATCCCAATCGGTGCAACGGCCAAGGCTGTGGATGGCAACATCTACACCTGTACCGAAGCCGGGGTTATCCCCATCTCGGGCACCATCACGCTGTCTTTCACTTGCAACGTTCTTGGTCCCGTCCCGTGCCCGGCCGACTCGCTCAATCAGATCTACCAATCGATCCCGGGCTGGGACAGCATCAACAACTCGACCGATGGTGTGATTGGCTCAGACACCGAAAGCGCCCGTGCATTCGAGACACGTCGCGCAGAGTCCGTTGCTGTCAACTCGATTGGGTCACTCAGCTCGGTACTTGGCGCCGTCCTGTCAGTCGACGGTGTTCTCGACGCCTACGCAGCTGAAAACCCCTTGGGCACTACCGCTATCATCGGCGGATACACCCTCGCGGCGCATTCATTGTACGTTGCAGTGGTGGGTGGCGATACTCAGGAGGTTGCTGAGGCGATCTGGTCGAAGAAGGCCCCCGGCTGTGCGTACAACGGCAATACCACGATCACTGTCACTGACGAGAACCCGGCGTACAACCCGCCCTACCCGACATATGACGTGAAATTCCAGATCCCGACATCCACACCAATTCTGTTCGCAGTGGACATCGCCAATACCCCTCAGGTGCCCGCGGATGCGACAGCTCAGATACAGGCTGCGATCATTGCAGCCTTCTCAGGTGGTGATGAAGGCGAACGTGCGCGCATCGGCGAGACAGTCTACGCCAGTCGATACTACGCGCCTATTATCGCGCTTGGTCCCTGGGTTCAGATCAAATCAGTCAACGTCGGTTCGATCAATTCGCCCATCGCTACGTTCACGGGCGTCATCGCGGGTACTGCGTTGACCGTGTCAGGCGTGTCGGGAACCATCGCTATTGGTCAAACGGTCGTCGATGCACTCGGCAACGTCGCGCCGGGTACTACGATTGTGTCGGGCGCGGGTGCTAACTGGGTCGTCAGCGTCTCACAGGCTGTGGGATCACAGGCTATGAAGACAGCGAAGGCGACAGCCGACACAACGGCAGTCAACATCGATCAGGCGCCAACGATCAATGCGCTTAACATCTTGGTGACAGCAACATGAGCGGTCCTGACATCAATCGTCCAAGGTACGGGTCGAATGCTATCGGCTCATTCGTCATTGGCATCAGTCCGATTGGCGATATTCAGCCGTTTGACTTCTGGGACACTGTTATCAGTCAGTTCGCGAATTCTACGCGCTTGATCCAGCTGATCCAGAACTTCGACTCCTACGTTAATCAGACGGTCAACATGACCGCCTTCTTTGATATGATCTGGAACGTCGATACAGCGCAAGGATATGGCCTCGACGTCTGGGGTCGCATCGTCGGAGTCACGCGAACACTACATATCACCTTCGATGCTGAGTATCTTGGTTTCAAGGAAGCGTTGCCCGGGTCAAATCCATTCGGTCAAGCCCCTTTCTGGGCGGGTGATCCGTTGACGAGCAACTTTAACTTGTCGGATGACGCCTTTCGCGTTCTTATCTTTGCGAAGGCCCTTGCCAATATCTCGGACGGATCAATACCGAGCATCAATCAACTGTTGATCAATCTTTTCCCGCATCGTGGGAACGCCTACGTCACTGATGGCGGAGATATGTCAATGACATACACTTTCGCCTTTGCACTAACACCCGTCGAGCTCGCTATCTTAGGTCAGTCAGGAATTCTGCCTAAGCCTGTGGGAGTTTCGGCCTCCATCATTCAGGTCTGAGGTAACTCACATGCAAGTCTCGCAACTTCCCGTAAAATTCACTGTCCCGTTCGCAAACGGTGCTGGGCCGAGTTTTATTCAGTACCCCATTCCCGCCTCGTCGCAGATCGGCATCACGGGTGGCGCTGCATCGTTCACCGATGGCTTTCCCCCGCTCAACTTCAGTCCCATCTCATCGGGCGGTATTCCGCCTCGAGGTGTCGACTTCAACGGTATCCTCTATCAGATCACCGCGTGGAACCAATGGCAGCAAGTCGGCGGATCGATCCCGTATGACTCGACGTTTCAGGCGGCTATCGGCGGGTACCCCTCAGGCGCGGTCGTCGAGTCGGTCGTCTGCCCTGGCAATTACTGGCAATCGACCGCCGACAATAACGTGACCAATCCCGACGCGTTCGGCGCAGGATGGCGCACGCCTCCTTGGGCTAAGGGCACAGGCGATTGGGCCTGGCGTCCTTCGTCCGCTGCGCTGGCCAATCACATCGTCATGAACGGAACGACGATTGGTAGTGCGGCGTCGGGCGCATCGCAACTCGCGAGCGCCACCACGCTCTTTGTCTACAAATATCTGTGGGACACGTTCTCGAATACGCAATGCCCTGTGTCGGGCGGTCGCGGTGCGAGTGCTTCTGCTGACTTTGCGGCGAACAAGACAATCGGCACCTTCAACATGCAGGCGACAGGCATTGCCGGTGTCGATGGCATGGGCGGTACACCGACCAGCCTGTACACGGGTGTCCCCATCGTTTCGGGATCAGCAACAGCCGCAGGATCCATTCTCGGTGAAAACCTGCATACTCTGGTCACGTCAGAGATAGCGGCGCATCAACACGCTGTCTTCCTGAAAGATGGTCAGCATTCTCACGGCATTGGCGCTGGTGCGGGCGTCATCAACTATACGGGAGCTAGCGCAGGCGGTGGCGGTACACTTGCTGGTACCACCGCTTCGACTACGACTGCCAATGCATCGTCTAACATCACCATCGGCTCGGTCAACGGTGTCGCAAACGACAACCAGACGGCGGGAGCGGGCGGCGGCAATTCACATAACAACGTGTCGCGCATCGCGCTCGGCTACTGGTTCATGCACATCTGAGAGGAACGAACATGCATAAGATTTTGAAGTCATTGATGCCAACTGAAGAGATGCTCGACTCGTTTCAACGACTGTGCAACAAGCAAATCGAAGAAATGCGTGCTCACGACAAGCACATGAAGATGGTCGACAAGGATCCCGAGACTTATCACCCGTATCCGGCCCCCGACGCACATCCCGACATTATGGCAGCCATCGTCAAGAGCGGTGATGACTACAACATCGAGTTCGAGTACGTCGATGACACCCCTCCCCCGCCCCCTCCTCCAACTCTCGAGGAAAAGAAGAACGCACTGGTCCTCAAAATCACCCAGGACGCGGCGACTCTTCAGGAAGCGGTTGTACCATCCCGTAAAAGAGCTCTGCGCGATATCCGGTTTAACGAGCTCGCAGTCATTCCTGTGGATGACCGAACTGATGTTC